CGTGATCGATCAGATAGGTGGCGCTGAGTCAACAATCTTGAAAAAAGAATTGTTGGTTAATGGAACTGAGGGAATGGCGAGTCGGTTTGTTAAGGATTTGCCGTACACGAATATTATCTTAAACGGGGATTTCAAAAACGGTATAACAAATTGGTCTTATCATCAACCAGCGGGAAATCTTTCTGAGTTTGTAGACGACGTTGTTCATGCTAAATCAAATAATGGTACAGTTACGGGTGTCTTTCAACCTTCTGACCAACGATTAAAATACGGTTATTCCACAAAAGCCAATGAAAAATTTTTCTTTTACGCATTGGCAAAAGGAACAGGAATAATTCAATTAGGTTTCGACAAAAAAAGAGGTTCAGCGACACTGACACAAAATTACACGTGGGTCGGCGTAGAAAGTACGGGAACCACCGACAATGAAGTAATGACATTTTACACTACCGGTGAAATGTGGATTAAAGCGATCATTGTTTCTAAGAGCGAAATTATGAATATTGAATCTTTTTATCCCGCTGCCGAAGACGTGGGGGTTGTTCACGGACAGCCTAATTTACGGAACGGAACAAGCTCAACATTAAGTGAAGTAACATTTATTCAAACACAATATAAAGAAACGAATTTAGTTGTCAGCAATCTTTTTAAACCAAATGATCTAGTAACTTACGCCGTTCAAATTGATAACACTGCAGGGACTGCTGATGTATTTGCCCAATTAGCATGTAAAAAGAGTGACAACACGTATGTTTCGTTCAATGGATCATCAGTTTTAAAAGGGTCTATCGGTAGATCGATGGTACAAGTCACAGTTTTGGAGGAATACACAAATATTTATGTTAAACCGCTCGTAAAATCCAACTCAACTATTTCTACAACAGTAAGGTATGGTGAGGAAAAACTAATCAATGGATCACTCGAAGCAATGGACGAATGGACACCTTCGCAAGCTGACAGCGGACTAACACCGATTAACGGCGGCATGGTTCCATTCAATGAAAAAGACTATGAAGACTTACTTTCAGATGATGGAATTGTTCGAGCAGAGACTAAAATCGTCGGGCGTGGAGCTGAGATTGAAACGCCTTTTAAAATTATTGAAGTATTTGCAAATCGATATCCTGATATTTTCGGGAAAACAACAACTGATGCTGAAAAAATTACATGCTTTAAATCAATTCAAAAAGGTGTCACTATTAAATCTACTTTGAGAGGTAGTGGTGCTAATGCTTCGAAAAATGGTCAACTATATCTAAAATATACCGATGGAACGTCAGAATTTTTAGTAAACAATCAAACATCTGAGTTTGTAGAAATATCAAAAACACTGACTGCTACGCAACTAGATCAATTATCTTCAACAGGCGTTTTGACGGTCTATGCGACGACTAAACGAAATGGCACTAATGACGCTGGTGCGATATCAGATGGTGTAACATCTGCATTATTAGAAGTGAAAGATTTACGTTTAATCGTTGAAATTGAAGCAAACGGTAAAACAATTATCGAGTCTATAATCGCGGCCAATCACGTAGAAAATCTTGCGACTCAAGCTGAGGCAGAAGCAGGTGAAGACAATACAAAAACGATGACTCCGCTTCGTGTTTTTCAATCGATTGCACAGTGGACGAAAAACAGGTTCATATCTCTGACAGAGAATGAAACAGTTTTAGGGATTAAGAACTTTGCCAATGGCCTTCAAGTTGGCGGAAACAACGTACTTTCTCAAAATGGCGTGAAGAGACTCTATCTAAATTCAACGCAAAATTCATCCTTCAATGCGGGATCTGCCACTTTTGTAAGGTACGGAGACTATGTAACGCTATTTTTGAACTTTCAAGTTAGATCGAGCGGCGATTTAGCGCGAGATGCAAATGTAGTAGCCGATACTATTATTGATGATATTTATGAACCTCATGAGAATTTTCATTTTTTTATCGGCACTGAAAGCAACCAAGCAGTAGTTAAATTTGTTGGTAAAGCAGTCAAAGCAAATAGCGTGCTTACAAGCTCGCAATGGTACGTAGGTACAGTAACTTATTTAGCTAAGAACAAATTATAGGAGGGAAAAAATGAAAATAATCTACAAAGTCTTATACCCTGTCGGATACGCGCAGCACGAGGTGCCGGAAGACTTTCCAACTTCTATTCCATTTGTGGAAGTCGAACCTATTCAAAATTTAGAGAATCCGCAGTCGCAGTTTTTCAATTTTGCAAAAAATGTTTGGGAAGAAGTTGTAACCCAGAACTTTAACGAAAAGCTCGAATTAATAGAAACACTTAATCAAGCTATTCAAAAGCAGAATGAAGAGTTGAAGATTAAAGCTAAAGAACAAGAAACTCAGTTAACTGATACACAGTTGGCTTTGGCAGAAGTGTACGAAATGTTAATTCCTGCCGATGCGGCGAAGGGGGATATGTAAATGGCGAATATTTACGTGAATTTGATCCGGAAGGGATTGAAGACGATTGAAGAAGTGCCAAAAACAATTAGAAATGAAGTGCAAGCAATCCTTGATGCAGAAACTGCGGATTAGGATTGCTATTTATTTACTCAGAAGGGAGGTGGAAGAAATGGCTGTAGTGTATGCGACTTTAATTATTAAAGGTAAGAAAACGATTGAACAAGTACCAGGTCTAATTCGCGAGCAAGTGAAAGAGATTCTAGTAGATATGGATTTGCCAGAATTGGCAGAGTAGCCAAATACGCAGGGAAAAGAAGTGATGAGATGTCGGGGGAAGATGAAAAATGGTGGCGAGAGGTTTTGCAAAGATTAGCAACGATTGAGGCGAATACGAAAGGAATTGATGAGGTGGCGAGTAAAGCAAATAAAGCTCTGAATCTCTCGGAATCCAATCAGAAAAGCATTAGCAAAATGCAGGATAATATGACCTGGCTCTGGCGTTCTGTCGGAGCCTTGTTTATTGCATATATCGTTAAGTTGCTCTTCAACATTTAAGGAGGTGATGTACATGCAGAATAAGACATTTGATGTTTTAAAGAACATTGCTTTAATCGTGATTCCGGCTTTAGCAACGTTTATTGGTGTTGTTGGAAAAGCATTGGAATGGCAAAACACGGATATCACAGTAATTATTGTCACTGCGGTTGGAACGTTCTTGGGAACGGTTTTAGGTGTTTCCAATCGAACGTACAAGATGCTATCGAAAGACGAATAGGAGGAATCACATGAAAAAGAAAATTACGTTACTGAGCCTTTTAATGGCTCTTTTTTTATTGCCAATTTCCCCAGTGAGTGTGGATGCGGCGAAAGGGGATCAAGGGGTTGACTGGGCAATCTATCAGGGTGCACAAGGGCAATTTGGTTATGCTCACGATAAATTCAGTATTAGCCAGATTGGCGGATACAACGCTGGTGGACTCTACAATCAGTGGACGTATGAGAGCCAAGTGAATTCAGCTTTAGCTCAAGGAAAACGTGCGCATACTTACATCTGGTACGATACTTGGGGAAGCATGAGTATTGCGAAAACTACGATGGATTACTTCTTGCCAAAGGTGAAGACGCCACGAGGATCAATTGTCGCACTAGACTTTGAACACGGAGCTAGCGGGAATAAGCAAGCGAATACGGATACTATTTTATATGGTATGCGAAGGATTCGTGATGCTGGCTATACGCCAATGTACTATAGTTACAAACCATTCACGTTGGCAAATGTATACTATCAGCAAATCTTAGCTGAATTCCCTGACTCTTTATGGATGGCTGCCTATCCGAATTACAACGTTACTCCTTATCCAGTGTGGTCCGTATTTCCTAGTATGGATGGTGTTGGCATCTATCAATTCACTTCCACCTATGTTGGCGGTGGTCTAGATGGTAACATAGACTTGACAGGTATTACGGACAACGGCTATACAACATTACCAGCCCCTAACCCAAGTGAAGTAACAGACATTTATCGTGCTGGGCAAAACTATTCAGTAATGGAAGTCGGAAACGGTAAAGGTCACGTTGATGGATTTGGCGCAATGGCTGGGAAGATTAAAGCAGAAGGATGGAGTACTCGTACTCACAAACATCAATATGCCTTTATTCTCGATCGTACAACGGGTAAAGAATTGAAACGGATCAAGTTGAAAGACTTGCCGCGAGCAGACGCTGCAAAGGTTTATAATCGTAATGATACTGCAGGATTCCAGATTGAATTCAATCAGAAAGATGTTACAGGACATTCGATTATTATTATGATTCGTAGCACGAACGATCCGAAAGGCGATACAAAAGGAGGATTTAACGATTTAACTGAAACACGTTGGTATTTAGACGTTTAATCCTCAAGACTTTTACAAAACTCGCTGGTATCACGATATTAAGTGACATTAAAAAAGAGTTTAGACGAGAATGCGCTTGCAAGATATTAACAAAAGAGCTATTATGAATGTGTAAGTTTTACCAGAACTTACTTCTTTTTCATAACTAAGTTTCATCTTGATAGCAACCAGTCGTGTGCGAGCTGGTTGTTTTTTTGTGGAACTTAGAAACATGAGTGTATCATTTGCAAAGAAATCGGTTTCTAGGTAACATCTACTCTATTGGGAAGTCACTCGCCCATAAAAAAAGGGAACGTCAGATACAGTTACTTGGGGAAGTGGACTGTGGGGAAGATCTGACGTTCTATTTCTTTATTGTAACACGTTTAAAAAATAATAATACTCATTTAAAGTACCCTTAGTTCAATTGGTAGAATACTCCGGTTCATATCGGAAGATGCGGGTTCGAGGCCTGCGGGGTACATAAAAATACCTCCTCTTTTAGAGAAGGTATGTAAATTAAATAATTATCTGTTCAAATTCCATCATAATTTTTGTTTTCCCTATGAACCAACGTTCATTTTTATAAAGCGAACAAATTGTTAAGACTAAAAAGGGGCAAAAAAGGGGCAAATATTTGCCAATGTTGTCAAATAATCAGTAAGAAAGCGTGGGGGAAAGGTCGAAAAAACATTGATATGACAACAATTAGCAACATTTGTTTAGCGATAATCCAACTAAGTAGGATCCGGCATGTGTCTGATATAAACCGCGTAACAGCAAGCCTGAGAGCTTGCTTTTTTATTTGTCAAAAACCAAAAGGGGCAGAAAAGGGGCAAAACTCATTTGCCTTTAGCATTAAGCTTTTCAACAATACTAGCTTTTGTTTTCTTGGTTACATGAGTGTAGATTTTCATTGTTGTCTCCATGTCTGCATGACCTACGCGTTCCATGATTGCTTTTACTGGTATGTTTAATTCAGCAAGTAGGGAGATGTGAGAGTGTCTAAAAATATGACTAGACATTTTCTTTTTGATAGCATCTTTACCAAGTTTGTCATTCATAGCTTTTAGCGAATTGTTGAACGCATTGATTTGAATTGGTTTGCCAGTCTTGCCAACAAAGAGATAAGAAGTCTTTCCTTTAAATTTTAACTTATTCTCTAAAATCAATTCGTCAATTATTTCTATCGCTCGATTCGATAAATCAATTTCACGATATGATGCTAATGTTTTTGGCATCTCTTTTTTTGCATTCTTGTAGCCGTCCGAATAATCTAGAGTACCAATCACTTTTATAGTTTTGCTATTCGGATCGTAATCATCGATTGTGAGGCTTATAGCTTCGCCTGCACGCAGTCCAGTTAAATACATGAACTCAGCTAGCCTTCCGTGATGGACGCTCTGAAACGTGCTGTAATAGACGTTCAATAGCTTGTTGATTTCTTCTTCTTCTAAATACTTATCTTCCACTCTTTCATAAGTTTCTTTTGTTAAAGCTGGTTTAGGAACTTTCGCCCTGTTAATAGGATTAATTTTGATCATTTCCATATCCACTGCATAATCAAGCGCCATTTTTAGCACACTTCGAAACTTCTTCTTATATTCGTAAGATTGAGGTAACTCATTTATGAAATCTTGATAAAATCTTGTGTCTGTATTTCGCACCACCGCAGCAGTGTTAATATTCTTTCGTATGTATTTCAAAAGCTTTTCATAATTAACTCGCGATGACTGACGAATAGAAACTTTGTGCTGATTCCACCATATATCCAATAATTCTCCAAGCGTGATCTTGATTTGATTTTTCTCTTCGATCTTCTTATCGATTTTATCTTGAAGTTCACTGATTGCTTGTTTTTTTGCTTGATTAGATTTGCTGTTAAGAGTGACTGAAACTTTCCTGCTCTTTTCTGTATATGGGTCAATGTATCGTTCAGAATATTTGTATTTCCCGTTCGGTAATTCTTCAATCCACATGTAAATTCAACTCCTTAAATGGAATGTATGTTCTTTTTTGGCGTTATTAAAGAAGCCCCTAAAGTGGGGCAGCTTTAGTACGAACCAACCCATGAAGCATTTGCAAAATAAACTTCATAATCAGTTGTATCGTTCATTATATCGAAATAAGCGATACCTGTAGCAGATTTTCCTGGTTGGATTGTTTCAGAATAAAAATCTCTTGAATTTAGTTCAGCTTTCATATTGTTACCATCGTAGAAATCTAATTGATGCGACGTAACTTCAAAAGGCTTATCCCCTAAATTCGTCACTGTAAAAGTAACTTTAGCGAAGTATCCATTTTGAGGAATATAATAGTCCCCGTCACCCATATCTTTTTCCACCGAATCAATCTTTACATCCATCATATCTCCGGATTCGCTTTTTAAAGGCTGGCTTTGACCAATAGAGGCAGAGGTGGCAGTATTCGGACTAGAACTGTCACCACCGACGTATTCAGAATCTGGCTTAGGAGCGTTTTCGTCTGAAGCTTGCTGCTTTGCCTTCTTAAATTCCGAGTCGAAATCGTAACTGCTTGTTCCAGAAATTGAAGATTCAGTTTCGCTAGAATTGCTATTCACTATTCCGCTAACAATGAATATTGAAGCAACAATAAACAATCCTAATATTACCCAAATAATTGGATTTTTAAATTCACTTTTATTCATTTTATTCCCTCCGATTAATATTTTCTTTTACTGGGATTAGCCATGTCCCATACAACTTTACCTTCTATATAAACTTCCTCAAGTTCATAAGGATTGGTAATCATGATCGAATGCTCTTTTTCATCATATGAATCGGGTTCTAAAACAACTCCCGTCTTAAGTCTGTAGAAGCGCTTAACAGTATATTCTGTTCCGTTGAGCCTAACAGCTGCTACATCACCATTACAAACCTGCTCATCAGGGTCTATGAGAATATATTGTCCGTCTGGGAATAGTTTGTTCATAGAATTGCCTGTAATTTCTAATAATTTCGAATTTGGATGTTTCAAACCTATATTCAACGGGATTTCTACATCCTCTGGTATCTCGTAGCTTTCAAGAGGACGTCCTGCTACTATTTTTCCAACAAGAGGACGAACCATTGTTTTACCAGTCATCGACATGAGCTCTTCTCCTATTAAAAAAGAGTAATCAAGGTCTAATGCTTTAGCGGCTGTTAAAATCTTGTTTTCTGGGAAAGGAATCTCGTGCGAGGCATATCTGGATATAGTAGAGCGATTAACACCTAATTTTTTTCCAAGTTCTTCTTGAGATATTTTTCTCGTTTTTCTGTATTTCTCGATTAAGTCAGCTATTTCACTGTTTTTTCTCAATTTTTATCACCTCTCGAAAACATGTTCGTATCAACGATCCTAGTATAACAAACGTGCGCACAACGCAACAAGCAAAATTATTTATTATTTTATGTTGCGTATGTGCACGAATCTTGTTATGATTCATTATGTAACAGAGAGGAAGGTGAATATAATTGTTATTTGACTATAATTTGTTAAAAGAAGCTCGAAAGAATGAAGGGAAGACAAAAGCTGATGTTGCTGCATATTTAAACATTGGTAGAAGCTCATATTCTAGAAAAGAAGATGGACTAATTACTTTTGACGTACGAGAATTGGCTAAGGTAATGGATTTCTTAAATATCCCGAAATCTAGAAGAGGAGAATTTTTTTTACCTCAAAACGTGCATAAAAGAAACATTTGATAAGTAAAAACGTGCGTTAAAGAAACTTATCCACAGGCTGCAATAGAAAAATAAGAAATTGATGAGAAAAAATAAAATAACGGATTCACTTTGTGGATAACTAAAAGCTTAAATAATGTTGATTTGGCAGAAAACTAATTTAGTTAATTAAATAACGCAAAGGAGGATAAATAATGCCTGAAAAAATTAACTTAGCAGAAACCATCAAATTGCCTCAACTATCAATGCCTAAAGATGAAGCGATTAAGTATTTTGGATTTGAAGGACATGAATCAACATTTCAGAGACTGTTAGCAGAATTCAAAGTACATCCAGATTTCAAAAGTGGGTATAGATCACCGACTTACAAAATTGTGTTGATAAACATTAATCTGTTTGATCAATTTTTGGATTGGAAAGATAAGAATAAATTTAAATAGAGGAGGCAACAGCATGAAAAAAGTCTATTGGCTTCGTAGAACAGGAGCAATGCTATTCGCTTTCGGAATAGGCGCAGCAATCACAGGTAATGTGCCAGAATGGCTCAAAGCAGCATATGTTACAGCAGTTTTCGGCTTAGTTTTGATTTATGACTTTGCGGAATATGACACAAAAAAAGACTAGCCCCCGTCTACCAAACTAAGCTAGTCAAAAATACATCTATATAAGGAGATTATACCAAAATGCAAACAGAAAGAAAATACAAGATTGATAAGTACATCGAACTTGCCAGGCTGACGAAATCGGCCGACAAAAAGGAAGAATTTATCGACTGGGCGCATTACTACTTGGAATTGTCCGAGGCAGAGTTCGAAGGAAAAGAACCTTATCAAGCGAAAATTCCTTATCTTGACGGGAAAGAAAAAAACGAATTCCTGCACAAACCAACAAGAGAATGCTACGACGAATACGTGAAATATTGCAAAACAATTGGGGAACAACCCGTTATTCATGCGATGTTCAGCAGAGAGGTTAACAAACTTTTTGATATGCGAACTGGGAGTAAAAAAATAGGCAGTGAAGTTCGCAAAGCTTTCCTGGAGGGGGCAAAAAAATGAGACGAGATAGTCTAGGTGTGCCGCTAGAACCTGATTATGACGAACCAATTTTAAAGGACGTTTACGGTGATGATGTTTATAAAAATGACACTGTTTACTTAAATTTTGAAGGCATTGTGCTAGAAAAAAATTTGGAACGTTACTCAAAAGAGTACGTGGACGAATTAACAGCAGGCGAAGCAAATGAAGAACTGCGAGAAGTGATGTTGCCTAGCGAGTATTCAGAAATAATTAAAGAAGCATTGCTAACGTGGATTATTAACAACGGTTATGCCGATTATTTCGGATTACAGCCGAAGAGAGGAGAGGATGTTATTGAAACTTTACGAATTAACGAATAATTACCGCAAGGTTGCTGAAATGGAAGATTTAGATTCAGAAACGTTAAGGGACACTCTGGATTCAATCAGCGATGAGATCGAAAACAAAGTGATCAATATCGGTTTCATCATAAAAGAAAAGAAAGCAGATATTAAAACGATTCAAGATGCAATGAAAGAACTAGCAGAGAAAAAGCAGAGCATAGAAAAGTCAATTGATAGTTTGCAATGTTATGCATATGATTCTATGAAATTAACTGGTGTTAACAAAGCCAAGACCCCACTAGTGAGTATATGGATTCAGAATAACCCGCCTTCTGTAAACGTGACGGATGAAAGTATGATTCCTAAAAGCTTTTTTATAGAACAAGAACCAAAGCTGGACAAAAAACAACTTAAAGAAGAATTGAAACACGGTGAGATTCCAGGCGCTGAGTTAGTGCAAACTGAAGGGCTGAGGGTGAGATAGATGGAAATAATTAAAGCAACCGACCTTCGCAAAGACAAAGACTGGCGCATTATGATTTATGCAAAGCCTGGAACGGGTAAGACTTCATTAGTTAACCATTTAAAAGGCAAAACTTTAATTTTAGATATGGATGACTCAACAAAAGTTTTGGCAGGTTTGCCTAATGTAGAAATTATTGAATTTGACAGAGTTCACCCACATGAGTTTATTACTGAATTTATCAAAGAAGCACCGCAATTAGTAAAAAACTATGACAATCTCGTGATTGATAATATTTCGAGTTTTGAAAAAGACTGGTTTGTAGAACGGGGACGAACATCTAAAAATGGAATTTCTAATGAGATTCAGGACTACTCACAATGGACGAACTATTTTGCTCGCATCATGACAACAATCTACCTCTTAAAGAATATCAATATTTTAGTAACAGCGTGGGAAAACCAGCGAGAGATTACTACAGAGCGTGGTCAAACATTCAATCAATACGCGCCGCAAATCAGAGATAGTGTCCGAGACAACCTCATGGGATTAACTGATATTGTTGGCAGAATGATCATTAATCCCGATACCGGAAATCGAGGAATCATTTTGGAAGGTAATGATGCTGTTTATGCTAAAAATCGATTAGACCAGCGAAAAGCAACGCCGGCAGAAGAATTATTTCTGATTGGTGGTGAAACAGATGTTTCAGCTGAGACCATATCAAAACAATCTGGTAATAGAAGCGAGAAACCATCTAGCAACGGGGAATAAAGGTGTCCTCATTCAATCGCCGCCAGGAAGCGGCAAGTCAGTAGTGATTGCGGAAATAGTTAGACTGGCAACGGATAAAGGTGGAAAGGTACTGTTTTTGGCTCATCGTAGAGAATTGTTAGATAACATTCGAGAAACCCTTGAAGAAAATGAAGTGGATTTATCCAATGTATTAATTCTATCGGCGGTAATGGCCAAAAACAGATTGAATACAATGCCGCCACTCTCCCTCATTGTTACAGATGAAGGACACCACGGAAAAGCAAAAACTTATAAAGATATCTATGATCATTTTTCTAATGTACCACGTCTCGGATTTACTGCTACGCCTTGGAGGATGAACGGCGAAGGGTTTAAAGACATCTATGATGAAATGGTCGAAGGCCCAACTATTCAGTGGTTGATTGATCATCACAATTTAGCGCCTTATCGATGGTTTTCTATACCGCTGATTGATCGAGCGAAAGTCGATTTTAAAAATATGACGAGAGAGGCGGAATCATCCGCAAAGCTCTTTGAGTCAGACGCTACGATTCAAGGCGATATCATCGGAAACTACAAAAAATACGCTAATGGGAAACAAGCGATTGTTTATGCCCCAACGATTGAAGTGAGCAAACTCATCGTTGAATGGTTCAATCAAGAAGGTATTTATGCGGTACACGCTGACGGAAAGACTCCTACGAAAGAACGTGATCAAATCATGGCTGATTTTAAAGCAAAGAAAATCACGATTTTATCCAATGTTGATTTGATTTCAGAGGGGTTCAATGTACCTGATGTAGGAGTGATCATTCTATGCCGACCAACGCAATCAATCGTTCTTCATCTACAGCAGTCTATGCGTGGTATGAGGTATCGTCCTGATAAAACATCTATCATTTTGGACCATGTGGGTAACGGAGCTAATTTAGGATTACCGGCCGATGAGTTTGAATGGTCCATTGAAGGCCGAAAGAAAAAGTCGACAAGTAGCAGCGGACCGCCGAAAATGATTTGTACAACTTGTGGACAACAATTTCTTTTAAAAAGTCTTTTGAAAATCAACGATAAACCACATTGCCCGTTTTGCCTTCAAGAAATTGAAATGAAGGAAAAAGAAACATCTGTCACTTTTGACGAAACGGTGGAAATGGTGGAGCTGAATGCTGAAAAAGCAAAAATTGCACGATTTTCACGCAAGAAATTTTCAACGAAACAATCACTAGAAATCAATTATGCAATCGCAAAAGCGAAAGTAGAAATGGCCGGAAAGGGAAATCCGCTATTTAAAATGTTCGGTTCTTTGACCGCTTATCGAAAGAAAGAATATTCATTAGATGTATTAGAGGAATTTTCTCTACTTTGTAACGTATCGATGGAAAAAGTTTTAAAGGCCTACGACTGGGCTTATAAAAAATCTTTAGAAAAACCAGAAATGTCCGAATGGGCGAAAAACACATTTTACTAAGAAAGAGGTATAAAAAATGGGATTTAAAGTAGATTATAACGAAGCACAAGAATTTGGGAACGTAGCAGATGGAGATTATGAAGTAGTGATTTTCAATGTCACTGAAGAAGCAACGAAAAGCGGAGCAGAAAATATTAATTTTGATATGGTAATCCGTAATGATATTGATCAAAAGTATAAGAATAGCCACCTTTTCCATAAAGTATGGAAAGCGAAAGAAACTGGTAAATACAATCGAGGGGCTGTAATGGCTCTAGCGAAAAACTTTGGTTTACCTGATGGAAAAAACTATGATTCATTTGATAAATTTTTAGAAGATTTTGCTCTTCGGACAGCTAAAGTGCGTGTGAAAAATGAACAATCTGAATATAACGGGAAAACGTACGACAATACGAATATTAAGAAATTTGGCCCTAGCGAATATCCAGATCTGCAACACCAATGGAAGAAAAAGGATTCCTCACAAACAGATTTTGGGCGCGACAACAGTTCGTCAATTAATGTCACAGACGATGATCTGCCATTCTAATGAGTAATTACGAACGCATTCCCTCAGAACTCCGTGAATTAAATCAGTGGGGGATTTATAAGCGTGAGTGGGATGAGGATAGACAGAAATGGAAGAAAAAACCGCACAATCCTTTTAACGGAAAACTCGGTAGCAGTACAAACGAGGGCACATGGTCTGATTTTCAGACCGCCCTTGATGCTATCAATAAATTTAAAGCAGATGGATTGGCATTCTATTTCAAACCGCCATACATTGGGATTGATTTAGATGATATTCCTGATGATTTAGAACGGTATCTACAAGGTGATATCGAAAACAACTTAGTTTATGTGTTTATGAATTCTACGAAGACCTACTCAGAAATATCAATGTCAGGTAAGGGGATCCATATTATCGGAAAGGCTAAAATCCCTGGAGACCGTAGAAGAAAAAAGAATGTAGAAATGTACACAGATGGTCGATTTTTCGCTATCACTGGAAACTTTTTTGGTAATAACAACGAAGTGAATGAAATTCCAAAAACTCAAATGGACTTTCTTTATAAGCGTTATTTAGAGAATGATAACGTGATTACTCACGATTTTTCAAAACCAAATTGGGATGATGGGAATGATTTGTCAGTAGATGAAATTGTTCAAACTGCACTTAATTCATCTACAGGACGTCGATTCAAAATGTTTATGGATGGCGGTTGGGAAAAAGTCTATTCTAGCCAATCAGAGGCAGATTTAGCTTTCGCCAACGATTTAGCCTTCTGGACCGCTGGTGACTTTCAAAAGATGGACGAAATATTCCGAATGTCTGCAATGATGCGAGAAAAGTATGATCAAAAACGTGGCAAGACCACTTATGGCATTGGAATTTTAAATAAAGCAATATCAGAAAACACAAATCATTACACTGGTAAAAAAACGGCTGATGATTACTTTCTATCGATTCCTGGAATTACTACCGAAGACAGAGAAAGTCCAAAAAGATTTTACTCTTATGACGATACTGGTAATTCTGAACGATATCTTGATTTGTTTGGAACGTTAACCAAATACAGCTATGTCAATAAGTGTTGGTACTTCTACAACGGGAAGAATTGGGAACAAGACAATATCGGGGCGATCCGTAAATGGGTAGATCAATCGATTGACGTTCTTAAAAATGAACCAGTTTCTGTTCCTAAAGATGCTACAGAAGATGAGAAAAAAGCGTACATGGAAGCGAAAGCTAAACACGTTAAACGTTCGCGAAATAACGCTGGTAAAGAGGCAATGACGAGGGAGTTGAAACACAATGTAGCAGTTCTTCCAGAAGAATTCGATAGTGATGATATGCTTTTTAACACCCAAAACGGATATCTTGATTTATCAAATGGCATTTTAAATGACCATGATATTTCTAAAATGTTTACTCGGATTTCTAACGCTGAGTACACCGACAAAGATGAGTGTTCTCGTTGGGAATTATTTTTGAATCAAATTTTTGATGGGAATACAGAGTTAATCCGCTACATTCAAAAAGCAGTCGGCTATTCAATGACTGCATCAGTTAAAGAGCAAGTGATGTTTATTCTATTTGGAAATGGTCGAAATGGTAAATCTGTCTTTTTGGATATTATCGCAGAAATTATGGGAAGCTACGCAATGGGAATGCAAGCGTCGAGTTTAATGGTAAAGCAGGGCGGCAGTAGCGGACACAATGAAGATATTGCCCGCTTAGATGGTGCTCGCCTAGTCACCAGTAGTGAACCAAACGAAGGTGTCCGGTTAGATGAGGGACTGATCAAACAGCTAACTGGTGGCGATAAAGTTTCAGCCAGTTTTAAAGGTGGTCACATGTTTGACTACAAACCAAAGTATAAAATCTGGTTGGCCACGAACCACAAACCAATCATTCGAGGGAATGACGACGGTATTTGGCGGCGATTGCCTCTAATTCCATTTACCGTACAGATTCCACTTGATAAGGTTGATAAAACATTGAAAGAAAAACTAATGCGTGAGTTACCCGGCATCATGAACTGGGCGGTCGAGGGATGCCTAGCGTGGCAGAGAGAGGGTCTTAATCCTCCGGCTGACATCCAGAAAGCTACAATGGAATATCGGCAGGAAATGGATGTTATCGGAAGTTTTATTGAGCAATGTTGCGAAACGGGACCGGGTTATTCAATCGGTGCGACAGAGTTGTTCAAAGCCTATGACAAGTGGGCGAAAGAAATGAATGAACATGGATTTACTCAAACACAGTTTGGAAAAAAAGTTTCGGATAAATTTACTAAAGAGAAAAAAGGCAAAGTTAGATATTTGGGTATCGGACTCAAAAAAGCTTATCGAGAATTCTCAGTTAATGTTCCAGGTCTATAAAATTCTGGACAGTTTGGATAGTTATGGACAGTTTAACCCAAACTGTCCAACTCAAATTATCGTTGATATGAAAGTGTTTCTAGACAGTTGTTGGACAGTTGGACAGTTTATATATAGTAAGAGTAAATATTTAAAAAATAAGAATATATATAAATACAGTAGCGACCTGAAAAAACTGTCCAACTGTCCAGATAGTTTAAAAAACGTTGATATAGAAAGGTTTTTAGAAATCAAACTGTCCAGATTTTGAGGGCAACTGTCCAGAAATTGAAGGAGGCATGCATGACAGCAGAGATAGATATTCAAAACGCAATTCGCAGAGAACTACCTAAGTATGGACATTTTGTTTATCGCGGCAATGTCGGAAAAGTCAAAACAATCGATGGACGATGGTTCGATACGGGACTGCCAAATGGTTGGCCAGATTTGTTCGGTTGGACAAAAGAAGGTAAGTTCTTTCTGATCGAAGTCAAAAACGAAAAAGGCAAGCTTCGACCAGATCAAATACGATTCGGAGATTTTTTAAAAGAGCAGCCTGTATTGTATGGGGTAGCAAGATCTGTGGAGGACGCTTTGCGGATTGTAAATAAGAAATAAAAATATTTCCAACGCGATAGGAGAACCTAATGAATACAACAAACAATAAAAAATTTGGCAAGTTTCTCGCGTCGAACAACACGTTATCGCCAAGGCGCCCGCAGTTAAGTCCAAAGAAATACTACAAACTGGATTACAGCAAATGCATCTATTCGGTCGTTGGAAGATTGATTAACGAGTATAAACATACTGCTTGTTTTGAAATTGTGAATTGGCACGAAGCCGACGGGGCGATATTGAGAAATTTAGGCCATCGAGTGATTGTTAGAAAATGTGAAGCAGTAGAGATTGGGTAGCAAGGTTTGCTGCTTGAACGATTGCAGTGAACCTTGTATTTTTCGGTCTCAGAAAGCTATGTTAACTGGAGCATTAGCAGAGGAAAGGAATGATTGTGACACGATGTTTATTGTAACTGACGAATACGCAGGAAGTGGTGATATGTCACTAGGTATCTTCACTTCTAAAGAAAAAGCATTACAGGCATTTAACAAGTGTTTGGAAGACAATGACAACCATGAGGAATGGATAAAAATCAAAGATGAAGATACAAATAAAGAATATTTTTATACTGACGGTTCTTACGGTTGGACTGTTAGACTGAAAGAATTTCCAAAGAACGAAATGAACAGTATTTGGTAGTTACACAAACGGAGGAAACAAAGGAGGAAAAGTAATGAAGATTGTATTAAATAAATGTTTTGGTGGCTTTGGGTTGAGCCATGAAGCAAAAATGGAAATTTTTAAAAGAAAAAATATTGAAGTATTCCCATACATCAATAACTTTAGCTATGACTCAGATGATGAATACACGAGACACACAGGCCAAAAGCTAGGTTCGATGGATTTTATCTACTATTTCAAAAAAGACCCGAAAATCGACAAAGTTACAGGAATTTATAGCGAAATTGACCGACTGTACGGAATTGCTGATGATTCCAGTTTTTCAAGTGATTCAAACAGAGGTGATAAGGACCTCGTTGCTGTTGTCGAAAAACTAGGAAGTGAGGCCAGTGGACCACATGCAAGTCTTAAAGTCGTTGATATACCCGATGGGGCTGAGTGGGAAATAAGTGATTATGACGGCGTTGAAACTGCACATTATGGTTTTCAAACAGGTAGTATTTAGTCCACTAACGACAACAATCAAGGAGGTTTAACTTGGACGATAAACGTTTTATTAAACAATGTGAGAATCGCTTGCGATATAAACAAATTCGCGAGTTGTTGAAAAAAATAGACGAATACTTAGTTGAAAACAATCTCACACAGACACTTATAAACAAAGTCTATTTGGATTTGGATGAGCTTCAAACACAACTAGCTGTGGATTATTTTCAAAATACACATTCCAAGGAGGACGGCGAATGAAGGAGATCGTTTTAAGTGAAGCTGATATTCAAAGCATTATCAATGGCCGTGATGTTGTAAAGCAAATCGGTAACCAAAGGGTATTAATCAGACAGAGTTACGTGAAAGACATGGCAGCACCTGTAATCAAAGATCGGTTTGAAGTAAAAGATACTATCATGGAAAATCAGTTGAGAGATTTTAAATCAAGTATGGGAAACAGCTATGAGTTAGGCGGTTAGTTCCGGTAACCACACCAATTAAGGAGGAAAATAATGTTAGAAGAAATAATAAAAGAACTTGTTGAACAACAAATTATTTTATTGTCCAACAAGTCAAAAGTAGAGGTATTACCTGAAACATTAATAGAATACTCAAATTCCATAGCGAGATTAGCTTCAATTCTTAAAGATTAATTTGTAGATAGCGATCCTCATCTCTAGAACCTTTTTTTAGAATAGATTGTCGCACTTCTTTGTAAACTTCAAAATATTTTTTTGTAAGCTCTTCGGGAGAAAGATCTTTCAAATCTTGTTGCTGTAAATAAAGCATGGTTAGTGCTTCAACTCTATTCGATGGGAATGAATTTAAAGTAATATCATCTTTCATTAGGCACCTCCTTATCAGTATTTCAGTGGACCACTCACTGATAAGGAGATTATATCAAATAAAGCATTTACAAAACGATTGTAATTAAAAAGAAGGCTAACTCAGCCTATCAAGTAAGAATCTATGTGATCATTAATCGATTTTTTGATCACATAGAATTTAGGAGGTATTTATGAATAAACAAGATAAGAAAAAATTGACGAAACATATAGAACTCAATCAACACATGACAGAAATTAGTATGTTTGGCAGAACAGCAGTAGTAGACGTTGTTCCATCAGATCGACTTATAGACTTAATTGATGAGTTAGCGAGTCCAGTCAAAGTGCCGAAATTCGTTGGAGAATTACTTGACTATTATCGTAATTCTACTGACGTCGACTTATTGGCGCTGCTCATCTGCTTCAAAGATTGGTACTTTAGAAAAGACAAACTCAGCGAGAATGAAGAGGCGATTGATTGGCTTGTTAGACATCCAGAAAAATTTATGAAGGCATGGCTAGACGGCTACGAAGTCGAGGAAGAGCCGAAGTATACAGTTACAATTAATCTTGATCTTAAGTACCATCTAGCCGTTGACGAGGGAGATGGTAACGATGAAATTAGTACAACGTTGACAACTAGCCATGATGTATTAGGGTATCGTTACTTTTTAACAGAAAAAGAAATAAAATCAGTAGATGAGAACCTGTGGCCGTTTGCAGTGCCAGTCGATAAAGCGGAGGTGTGATTTGATGACAACAGCAGACGAACCGACAAAAGTGATTGCTCATTTGGCAGAACATTGGGATGAAGATACGGGAGACGTTCTTTGGTGGAATTTCCCAGTTGAAGAACCGCCCTATTGCGGCACACCACTAGATGACGATTTTCCAAAGTATAAGACACATTTTACAACGATTGATATGCCAAACGAAATCGAAAAGCCGAAGCAATGGGTGGTTAGGCAGGGTGGCAGTGAGGTTTGGTACCTCCAAGGTTTCAGAAATAGTTTGGATGGAGATATTGTTAAGCAGTGGTGCAGTTACGAGGGCTGCATTAAATTCACCGACCTTTCTAAAGCCGAGGCAGTCGCTACATTAATCGGCGGTACAGTCGAGCAAGTGGAGGTGTGAAAGATGCTAAACAAGAAAAACATTATGGGAATCATTCAAGATCACCAAGATGAAATTGATCAATTGGAGTATGAACTAGAACAAGCAAGACAGTGGTGCATGTTGGAGAGTGTGAAGTCACTAAGTAACAGATTATCTTATCTGAGAGACAACCAGTACAGGTATAAGCTTCAGGCGAAAGCTTGGGGTTTGATCGAGAAAGTGTAGGTGTAAGAATGGAAGAACGTAAATTTAAATGTTTAAAATCGTTCACAAGTGAAGGACGTTATTGTTTGCGAGATGAGATTTATACAGCATACAAAATTTCACATGGCTGGAAATTTGTTTTTGAGAATGGAGAAATGAACTTTACCAGTAATCTTTTTGAGAGAACGCTTGAAGATTGGAACACTGTGATTGAAGAGGTGGCGGAATGAATGTAGACTGCTACGGAATCATGATATGCGCAGGAGTAGGCAAGCCATGGCAATTAGTTCCTGAAACTTTTACTACGGGAAAAGAAGCAAGTGCGTTTTACGTAGATCATTTATCTAGTGAAGGAAACTTGTTCAGGATAATTGAAATTAACATAGTCAGCCAAAATATGCTGTATCACTAAAGATCCGGTAACCGAAGCGATTATGGAGGAATTTATGTTTAAGAAAACTAATGGGAAAAGGCGCTGGCGTAGAATCTGTAAGCTTGATGGCTATTGCAGGAAAGACATTAAGTTTTACTCAGAGTATGATCGAGAGCGGCAAAAAGAGTGGTTAAAAGATAATTGTGGTCAATGGCATGGAAATGCATACTGGAAACAGCATTGCGATAGCTCATTGAACAGGCAGCGATTATTTCGAAGCCATAGAGGAGGTTTTTGAATGGGAAATAAAGAATGTAAATTTTGCAAACATGGAGAACCGTTAAACGATACAGCTAACTCTAATTTCGCAATTACGATTGATTTACACGAAGATGGAGGGTGTATAGAAGTCGAATACGACGATTCGTACGAATCAGATTGGACAGCTCCATCTATCAATTATTGCCCTATGTGTGGACGGAAATTGGAGGTGGAAGGCAATGATACCGAAGTTTAGAGCGTGGGATAAACGAAAACAGCTTATGCGAGAAGTTGCAGTTTTGCATTTTAATAAAAATGGAAACGTCAGCGGAATTGAGTACTGGAAAACACCGTATGATTTGCAATCGATTCATGCGAATTATATCAACGTAATGCAGTCAACAGGCCTGAAAGACAAGAACGGCGTTGAGATATTTGAAAGGGATATTGTAAAAGTGTCTAATCATCCTTTTCAAAAGAAAGAAGACAGTGCAGGTATCGAAATAGATGGCGATTACTTAATCGGATGGTCTGATCATAATTTAACTTGGCTAGCTGGCGATTTACTTTTGTATCAGCTAAAACCTTATATCGAAGTTATAGGCAACATCTACGAAAACCCAGAGTTATTGGAGGTGGAATAAATGTTAGACATGAAAATATTTGATTATCGAATTACTAGCGATTCACGTCAAGTGATTTTGAGTAAAGCGCTGAGAAATGAAGATGGAGAACTGTATGAAAGAAAAACTCCTAAAGGCAAAATGGAAGAGGCTCGCAGTGTTATTGGCTACTATTCTAATGTCAGCAAGGCTTTAATCGGCTTACAACGCGATTATGTGTTACATGGCGACAAGCCTATTAACGACATCAAAACATATAAAGAAGAGCTAGAAACGATTACTAAGGCGTGTGAGGATAGATTAAACATGGGAGAACCATTTAATTAATCCGCTAACGTCGCCTATCATGTAGGTTTAGGAGGGATAGAAATGAACACAACAGAGGCTGTAATTAGAATCATTTCGTTTATCATTACGTGGCGTTTAGTCGCTTATATATACAAATCGTACAACAAAAAAATAAGCGAGTTGAGTAAACGAATGAAAACGTTGGAGACACAAAACGAGATATACATTGATTTTATTATGAAATTGAATGATCTTTTGAATAAACGTGATACCCAAGATACAGATTGATGGAGGCGATAGAATGAAACTAAAAGAACTAATTGAGCATCATACGCTAAAAGTTATTTTATGCGGCCACTGCGAATGTGGAGAACGCAAGTATGATTTGATAACAGATCATAATCTCGCTTATCCGCCAATTCATGAATCGACTATTCTAGAAGTTAAGCCAGAGTTATTGGAGGTGGAAGGATGATCATCCAAAGTAGTAAGAAACTGTCGAAATGTACCAAAGAAGAATTAGTTCTTTTACTCAGAGGTGAAGTAGAAAATCGATCGAAATTGATAAAGCTACTAGAAAAGGAATGGGACCAACATAATGAGGAAATCGAAGATCAAAGATTTCCCAATTATCAAAGTCCTGAAAAGGTATCTTTTTTGGCCGGAATGGAAACAGCGATTAATTCAGTCAAAAGATTTTATGAAATTAAGTAGATCCGGCAACGTCGCCAATAGAGGAGGGATTTGAATGGCAACATTATTGTTAATTATTTGTATTGCAATTACGGTTGTTGGAATATTGTTAATGAATGAGTGGGATTACGATCTGTTGGGCTATATTTTATTAATCTTGGGATTAGTATCAGCGATAGTTTTCGGAATAAATGTAGTAGCTAACATGGACGAAGTGGCTTCTGGCAAAGTCATCAATCAAAAAATATCGATGTATCAAACAGAAAACAGGAATATAGAAGAGCAAGTCGATACACTAGTTAAAGAATACATGGAGCATGAGGATAATACATTTGAAAATGCTAGATCAAAAGACACTATGACGCTTGTGTCGTTGTATCCAGAATTAAAATCAGATTCTTTAGTCAAAGAGCAAATCAGCGTATACAACAAAAATAATGCTCAAATCAAAAAACTTAAAGAGAAAAAGATTGACGTTTCAGTAGCTAAATGGTGGCTATATTTTGGGAAATAATTAATTGAACAACGGGGGAAGAATGATTGAGTAGAAATGATTATCTCATAAACGAATTAGACAGGAAGTTTGCGAATTACCCGAATTACAATAGAGAAATCGCGATTCGAAAAGAAGAACTAAAAATGAAAGAGGCTGATGAGAATATCGGCGGTGGTAAAGGGAACATTCGTAGTAATCCTGTTGAACAGCAAGTAATTAAAGAATTATCTGATCCGTATATTGTCAATCGTCAGCTTTGGAAGAAGTGTATCAGGGAGACTTTAGAAAGTCAGAGCGCTGATATTAGAAAACTGATGGAGCTGAAATACTGGGGTGAAGATAGTTGGATGGATTGGGTAAGTTTTGGTCAAAAACATGGATATGCTCAAAAGACCATTTATCGATTGCGGCAGAAAATTTTACTTGATTTTGGAAGACGAATTGGGGAAATCAATTAAAATGACACAAAAGTGGGTAGTTTTGTCACTGTCAACCCCTATATAATTGTATTATCAGAGAGTTTTAAATAATCCGCCAAGCAGACGACTCAACCTAACTTTATTGGCATGAAGTTTCTCCTTATACCTCTTAACATACAAACGTCTAGCTTGGTGGATTATTCTCTTTTTGACTACACTGCCACTTTGTGGAAACAGAGTAGGCAAACAATTGACGGCATGAAATAATGATTTCTACATTGAGCATGCCGTTTATTATGTCACTGTGGCGGAAAGGGTACACGCTATAAATGGGTAGAGGTGATAGACCTGCCCTGATGTATGGCTATCAAAACAGTGCAAGGTTCGAATCCTTGCCAGTGACTTAGGGAGGACTTAGTGAACTGGCCAACGCTAAGTATCTGACCCGAAAGCATATGCTAGGAGGTAGCTCCTCCGAGTTGACGTGTAGCATCATTGGTGATGCGTCTGACTGTTAGAGTTGGAAATGAGGTCGGTTCGAATCCGGTCACGTCAATATAGAGCCTACTGAAACAATCTATCTTATCGGATGCCGATAGATTGGCTGAACTAGACAGCGTGCTGTTGAGACAGTTGTAAGGCATGAAATACTAGCGCAGACGTGCGACTCTCTCAGGTGTAGGCTAGGAGAGAATATCGGCTATCTAGTCATAGTCAAAGCAACCGAGGTGGCAAGGGATTAAGGGTGTGCTGGCCAAAATGTAGACTGACCGGCTGTGTAGGTTGCTTAATACATATACTAGATCACTCATTGAGTGGTCTTTTTATTTTGGTCAAGGAGCGATTGAAATGGAAAAAGAGCACAATAATAAATTAGGTCTTTTAAGTATTTTGACAATTATCTTTGTTATAGCTAAGTTGCTTGGATTAATCCATTGGAGTTGGCTGTTAGTATTTGCGCCGACTTTGATTGGCATAGGTGTATGGATTTTGATTATGTTAGTGGCGTTAATCATTGCGGTAGTATCAGATAAATAAAATATTAACAGTTTATTTATGAAGCTTTTTGAGGAGTGATTTAAATGTATAGACCGCAATATTTAGAACGAAAATATGAAGTAACTAGCATATATGCAGATTCTAATACTGTTCCATATCTTACAATTCGAACACCGATTAAAGGAAGTGCATATAAGCGAAAAGAGAACAATGAAGTCAAAAAGTTGTATGGCAAAAAGAAACCACGATAAGAGAAAGGACTGATCCAATTGAGAAACTACTGGTACGTATCATTAGCTGGCAACTATCCTCAGCGTGCAATGTCAGTACAGATAGCAAAGCGTTACACCATTGTTGAGCTGACGGACGAAGCAACACCAGTAGAGATTGATCAGTATAAGTTGGTTCTTGTTGGTATCGGTTGGTTTAATGACAAACACATTCAAGAGAATATAAAGAGGTGGCTGAGATGACATACTTTGATTACTTGCAGCAGTGCTTTAATCACGCTAAGACAAAGCTACCTGATAGCTATACTGTAGATGATGTAGCTATATTTGTATTGAAGACAGAGAGTCACAGCAGTCCTGAGTTTGATAGTAAAGAACAGACAGTTGCTTGGTTTAGATTCTTCAAGTGGATTCGAGAACATGATTGAAGTATCTACAAGGCAGGATCGTGCGAACTTTTACGGCTCGAACACGTGGAGAAAGCTGAGACTAAAAGCATTAGAACGGGACCATTACGAATGCCAATGGTGCAAAGAGCAAGGCAAAGTGACAACAATTAACGACGCAATATTAGAGGTCGATCACATTAAAGAGTTAGAACATTATCCTGAACTCGCAACTGATATGGATAATCTTCGAACACTTTGTAAAGACTGCCACAACAAGCGCCACGGTCGGATGAACTATCGAGGGGAAGAACGAAAGAAAAAATTCGATGATGAGTGGTGGTAATGAAAGCCCCCCCTGGTCAAATGTTTTCATGAATGCTTTCAGAAAGCGCAACCGGTGGATGGGTCAACTCCGCAAATCTATTAGCGATATGCGCATAACCCCCTCCCGTAAGAAAGGAAGTGATTGGATGGCGGATTTAAAAATCAGAAATGAAAAAGTAGCTGCTGAGGAAAAACGATTGAATGAATTATTTTTTGATTTGGCTGACGATAAGAAAAAAGTTGTATCGGGTCTGGTGACTCAAGCGGCACGATTAAAAATATTACTAGACGAAATGTGGATTGATATTTCTGAAAAAGGAGATTATGAATTATTCTCTCAGTCAGAAAATCAGATTCCTTACGAACGAGAGCGGCCGGTGGCAAAACAATACAACGCACGTGATCAATCTTATCAGCGGATTATAAAACAGTTGACAGATTATTTGCCGGAAGAAAAACGAGATGCTGTAAATAACGCAGCGTTAGATGGTAGTGATCTTCTATGACGTTGCTACAACCTTACTTTTTTGATGAGTATGTGGATTTGTATGAACGGGGGAAAATTCCGTTTAACAAAGAGCGTATCCAGCTTGTCGAGTATCTCAAAAAGGAAGTCCTTCCGAGAGATGATTTGTATTTTGACGATGAGATGATTCACAAATTTATTCGTTATGCCGAGAAAAATTTTTTTCCGTTAGCTAAATATCAGAAATTTATTACACCTTTCATTTTTCTTTACAAAAAAGAAGATGACGAGGTGTTTTTTAATGAAATTTTGAACTCTATCGCGCGCGGGGGTGGCAAGAATGGTTTCATGTCTGCACGAGATTCGTTCTTTATTTCCCCGCTCTATGGTGTGCGAAATTACGATGTGACTATTACTGCCAATTCGGAAAAACAAGGGAAAGTTAGTTTTAAAGAAGTCTATGAAACTGTTCAGGCGAAACGTTTAGAACAGCAGTTTTATTTAACGAAAATGGCAATCACCAATCGAGTAACGAATTCCATTTTTAGTTATCGGACCAACAACCCGAAAACGATGGATAGTGCTCGGGATGGCTGTTTAGAATTCGATGAAATTCACATGTTCGAGAACTCGGATATCGTGGACATTCAACGGAGCGGGCTAGGTAAGATTCAACATCCACGGACATTTTACAACGGAACGAATGGACACGTCCGAGAAGGCTTTTATGACCGGACATTAGAAAGAGCACAGAAAATTTTTAGTGGAGAAAACAAGAACGACCGTTTGTTTCCATTTATTTGTAAACTCGACACGATCGAAGAGATGGAAAAACCGGAATTATGGTCTAAAGCGAATCCGATGTTCGAAGAAGATTCTCCTTACGCCAAACGCTTGTATCAAACTGTTATGGACGAATACCTAAAGTTAGAAGAAGAGCCGTCTGGTCGCCGGGAGTTTGTCGTCAAACGGATGAATTTTACCGAAGGCGATATGGAATCAGATATTACTACGCACGAAAAATTACTAGCTACTAATCAGCCGATTGGTGATTTAAAAGGAAAATCGTGTGTCGCCGGCTTTGACTATGCGGAAATTCGAGATTTCGCTAGTGTTGGGCTGCTTTTTAAACATGATGAGAAGTATATCTGGTTACAACATAGCTTTGCCAGAAAGGAGTTCTTAGACACTTTCAAAGTCAAAGCACCGATAAAAGAATGGGCGGAAAAAGGTATCTTTACAATCGTGGATGCGCCATCTATTTCTCCACAACTATTAATTAATTGGTTGAATGAAAAACGTGAATTGTATCAGATTGAAATGGTGTGCGCCGATGGTTATCGAATGGACCTGCTGCAACCGCTATTGGAAAAAGAAGGATATAACTATGAGTTCATTCGGAATATTCGAGGTGTGCAGTCTAAAGTGGCACCAATAATTGAAGATGGGTTTGCTAATGAGAAATTTATTTTTGGCGATGATCCTTCGATGAGGTGGTACACCAATAACAGTTATGCAAAAGTTGATAAATCTGGTAATAAAACGTTTTTGAAAAAAGAACCAGTCCGTCGAAAAACAGACGGCTTCCATGCCTTCTTGGCTGCTTTATATAAACGAGAAGAGATCCAAGATGTTGATTTGGAGGGCTTCTTTGACATGATGGAAGATTGGGATTTTTAAAGCAGCGAAGGGAGGTGTGTAAATATTGGGAGTATTTCAATCGTTTTTTGATATTTTCAAAAAAAATTCAGAGATTGAATCGAGTTATGACTTTGATGTGTTGATTGACGAATACCACACGCTTTATTTAAAGCATTTGGCAATCGATACGTGCGCTGAGTTCTTGGCTCGAATTTTTAGCCGTTCTGAATTTAGGATTCGGAAGAAAGGACAGCCAGTTACGAATGATTGGACCTACCTATTAAATGTGCGACCCAACTTGGACCAATCAGCTTCATCATTTTGGCAACAAGTAATTTATAAGTTAATTACTGAAAACGAAGTCTTGATTGTTTTATCTGATGATGATCAGTTATTGATTGCAGAAAGCTACGTTAGAAAAGAATATGCGCTTTATGAAGATGTTTTCGAAAGTGTGTGGCTGAAAGGTTATGAGTTTAAACGTAAGTTTCCGATGAGCGAAGTAATCTTTCTACAGTACAACAACAATGATTTAAGCAGATATGTGCGCGGTCTTTATGAAGATTATGCGTCTCTCTACAATCGTATGGTCGAAGTAGCTATGCGGAATCATCAAATCAGAGCGACGGTAACTGGTAAAGATGGGCGTGGATTCGATGATAAATTACAAAAAAAGGCGCAGACATACATTGATAAGGTGTATGCCAAATTTAGCAAAGAATCAATTGCCGTTGTCCCGCTGCAAAGCGGCCTTGAGTACAACGAACTGACGAACACAGTTGGAGAAACAAATCAATCTATGGACGAACTCAAGAAATTAAAACGTCAGTTTGTTGATGAAGTTGCGGATATTTTAGGTATACCGTCCACGATTTTACATGGAGAATTAGCAGATTTGGAAAGTGCACAAACAGTGCTGAATAAGTATTGTGTGAAGTCTTTAAATAAAAAAATTGAAGACGAATTGAACGCAAAGACAATCAGCAAGGCTGAGTACGTGAGCGGAACAGAAGTTAAAGTCGTGGGCGTGGATAAGAAGGATATCTTCGATTTGGCAGATGCAGTAGATAAGCTAATTTCAAGCGGCGGATTCAATCGGAATGAAATTCGGGAAGAAGTCGATTATGAAAGTATCGATGGTGGCGATGAGTTTTACATCACCAAAAACTATGAGAAGGCAGCGAAAGGAGGGGAGGAAGTAGATGACGAAACTGGAAATTAAAGGAACGATAATTTCAAACAATCAAAAATGGATCTACGATTTGTTTGAAATGGACAGCACATCACCGAAAGATATTTTATTGCCTGAAAACAACGAACCACTAGAGGTCGTGATTAATTCGGGAGGTGGTGACGTATATGCAGGCAGTGAAATCTACACTGCTTTACGAGCTTATCAAGGTGAGGTAACAGTGAAAATCGTAGGTATTGCTGCAAGCGCCGCAAGCGTGATTGCAATGGCTGGAAACACAATTGAAATCAGCCCGACTGCTCAAATTATGATTCATAATGTTTCAAGCGCTGCTGCTGGCGATCATCGAACGTTAGCTCACGAAGCAGAAGTATTGAAAAATTATAACTCATCAATCGCGAATGCTTATATTGCAAAAACGGGCATTGGAGAAGCTGAATTGCTGGAATTGATGAATCATGAAACGTGGCTTACCGCTGAACAAGCAGTAGAAAACGGTTTTGCTGATAAAGTCATGTTTGAAAACAATGAAGCGCCGTTGCTAGTTGCGAGCTTGTCACCGGTTATCCCACCAGATGCGATTGCAAAATTGGCTGAAAAGTTAAAACCTCAATTTGATTTAGACGAGTTAGCAAACAAAGTATCTGAAAAATTAAATACTAAAAAGACGGAATCGAAAGAACCAGAAAACGCTGGTTTTAAACGATTCCTTTTTTAATACAAAAAATAAGGAGGTCATACTGAATGACTATGAAATTATCCAACGAATTCAAAACGATTCGTGACAACTTTTTAGCGGCGGTTAACAATAATGAGCCAGCGGAAAAACAAAATGAGCTTTACGGAGCGATGCTTGATGAATTACTTAACGAAGCGAAAAAACAAGCTCGTGCTGAAGCAGAAGGATTGATTGCTGCAAACCCGGCAGACGCAAAATTATCTGCTCGTGAACGGAAATTCTTTAATGCAATTACAACTGATGTGGGCTACAAAGAAGAAAAATTATTGCCACAAGAAACAATTGACCGTATTTTTGAAAATTTAACAACCGCTCATCCATTGTTAGCAGAAATCGGTATGGTAAACGCTGGATTGCGTTTGAAATTCTTAAAGTCTGAGACTAGCGGCGTGGCTGTTTGGGGTAAGATTTTCGGAGAAATCAAAGGTCAATTGGACGCTGCATTCAGTGAAGAAGAAGCGATTCAAAGTAAATTAACTGCTTTTGTTGTTGTACCGAAAGATTTGAAAGACTTTGGACCAGCGTGGATTGAAAGTTTTGTTTCTACTCAAATTGATGAAGCGTTTGCTGTAGCTTTAGAAGCGGCGTTTTTGGCTGGCGATGGAAATGGCAAGCCAATCGGTTTAAATCGTCAAGTTCAAGAAGGTGTTTCAATTACAGGCGGAGTATATCCCGAAAAAACTTCAATTGGTGACTTAACTTTTGCTGATTCTGCTACCACAGTCAAAGAACTAACGAACGTATACAAACACCATTCCACTGACGAAAAAGGTCGTGCTGTTGCTGTTGATGGCAAAGTAGTCATGGTTGTTAACCCTGCTGACGCTTGGGATGTTAAACGCCAATACACTTCTTTAAATGCACAAGGCGTATACGTAACCGCTCTCCCTTATAATCTTAAAATCGTTGAATCTTTAGCACAAGTGAGTGAAAAAGTTGTTACTTTTGTTAACGGTCGTTATGACGCTTATATTGGTGGAGGAATCACATTGCGCAAATACGATCAAACGTTAGCAATCGAAGATATGGATTTGTATACCGCTAAACAATTTGCTTATGGGAAAGCGAAAGATGATAAAGCGGCGGCTGTTTGGGGATTAAAAGTGAATGAAACGCCTGTCGATCCTGCTCCAGAAGGGTAGTGAGAAGATGAAGTACACAATCCTTAAAAGTTTTAGGGATAAATACACCAAAGAACTTTACGAAAAAGGTCAGGAAATCGATTTACTTGTGAAACGTGCTAAGGAGATTGAAAAAAATCTTGGTAGTGGCTTTATTCAGAAAAAAGATTAGGCGGTGGAGCCTATGGAACAATTATTAAAGGATTTTAAATCGCGTATGCGTATCTTCCACAATGCAGATGATGACAATCTAGAAAATATTCTTGAGAGTTCAACTGTGGCAATAAAGCGGTGGTGCGGAAGTGAAGATATTACTAAGCCAGAAATTCGAGAATTAATCATTGAGCGTAGCAGATACGTTTACAATGATTCTCTCGAATTTTTTAATGAAAATTTTTTGTCCGAATTAATGGCCGTCTCTCTCTCGAATTATGTGGAGGAGGACGTTAGCGATGAAGAAACCAACGTTTGAGTATCAGAAGCCTAAAGTTAACAATGGTGCGATGAGAACACCTGTAGATTTTTTCAGTTATAAACCTACACCTGGCCCTATGCCTGGTGAAGAAGAAAAACAGATTATTTTTAACTGCTTTGCTGAAATATATAATCCGTCGATGAAAGATTTAGAGATTTTAAACTCTAAAACGACTAAGCAGGCGGTTACAATTACTATCCGAGATCCGCAAGAAGACTATTTAGTCTCTAATAAACATTATGTGGAGATTTTAGACAGGCGCTATAGCGGAATCAGGTGGAATATTGCTGATGTTCGAAATGATTTTACGGATAATCGTTTCGTTACGATTCTTTTGGCGGTGTATGCCGATGAATAGCGTAGAAGTTAAAGGCGTAAACGAAACGTTAAAAGCAATGGAAAAAAGACTTGGTGATAAAAAAGTCCGATCGATTGCTCGCAAAGCAATCAATACCGGCGCTGAGAAAGTCGAGAAACGTCTACAGTCTGACATGCTCGTTTTTAAAGATCAAGGATACACGATTGATGAAGTTGTTCGTAAAAATGCGACGTATAAAAATTACAATACTGAAGCAGAAATCGGTTGGAATGGTCCACATCAACGTTATCGATTAATCCATTTAAACGAATGGGGCTATACAAGAAACGGACGTCAGATTAAGCCGCGTGGGTTCGGGGTTATCACGAAATCATTGAAAAATTCTGAACCATTTTATTTGTCTACCGTGGAAATGGAGGTTAAGAAAAGCCTATGAAAGACATATTAATGATTATTTACGAGGCGTTAATTTCGAATGCCTACATCCACGAAATGACTTATAACAGCGATTCGCAAGAATATCGAATTAAGTTTTATGAGCAACCTGAAACAGCTGATAAATCAGGTGCATTTATCACACTTCGGCCCGTTGATGTACCGAATGAGGCCTATCACGGTAGTGATCAAGAGCTTTCGATTGAGCATTTAATCCAAATTGATGTGGAATCAAAATATCGAGCGACTTCGAAACAAATTCAATACGAGATTAAAAAAGAAATGAAAAACTTAGGCTTTGGCCAAGTATCGGGGCAAGGATTAGACGAGTATTTTCCGGAAACAAAACGGTTCGTCGACGCGCGTCGTTATGACGGGAATACACGAATTTACGATACACAATATTAAAACAGAATAACAGGAATCAAGACACGAAAAATCGTGTCTTTTTTTGTTGTCAAAAATTAAGAAAGAGAGTGATTATATTGACACTTGTAGGATTTAAAAAAATGACAATCGGGGTTTTCGATGAAAACGGGAAAATTCCAACAGCAAATTTAATTGTAATTGAAGGAAAGCAAGACGAAGGAGCTACTGTATCGGCTGAAATCAGTGGTTTGTCTAAAGAAGCATCTAAAGTGTACGGTTCAAATATTCCTTATTACATTTCTCAAAAAGGTACGGGCGATATCTCAGCAAACTTTGGCTTACTAGATTTACCTGATGGCGCAAATGATAAGATTTTGGGATATAAAGTCGACGATACCAATGGATTTAGCTTCTTAGGTGAAGACACTGAACCACCGTATTGTGCCGTACTAATGGAATCAGAAGATTTAAGTGGTGAAACTGCTATGCTTGGTTTGTTTAAAGGCAAATTTAGCCGTGAATCGATCAACTTAAATACAACAACTAACGAAGCCTTTGAGCCTGAGGCAGAAGAATATGTATTTTCTGCAATCGCAAATGATGCAGAAGGTGAAGCTAAAGGACAATCACTAGTGAAATTCAGTGGCGATGATGAATCTAAAATCACTGCATTGAAAGCATTAGTATTCCCGACAGCTGTAGTTGGAGGCTAAAACAGAGAGGACTAAACCAGTCCTCTTTTTTATTTTGTAAATTTTAGGAGGAAATTATAGATGGCGAAAGTAAGACTTGAGTTAGAAAATGCAAAAGGCGAAAAAGTAGTCCACGAAAAAATGAAAGTCAAAGGTCGTGCGGTCCGTAAAGCTATCCAATGCAGTCGGAAAATGTATGCAAAAGACGCAGACATGGGTACGCAGTTAGACGCTTTGATTGAATTAGCTGTGGAAGTCTTTAATGATAAAAAAGTTACAGAAGACACAATTTTAGACGGGATTGAAAGCGATGAATTATTCAACGCTTTAAACAAAGTCTATATGGATATTTTAGGAATCAAGGAAGACGATTCCACTGATGAAAAAAAGTAAGCCCAGAAGAAGCAGAAGAAAATTATTTTAATCTTTGCAGGCAATTAATTGAAAACGGTTGGACGTTGGAAGATATCGAAGAAGCTGACTTTGAAGCTCTCATTCAAATTGTCTGTTCGGAACCCAAGAAAGAAAAATCAAAAGAGGTCGATTTGAAAGACTTCGTTAAATCAATTTAGGAAAGGAGGAAAATTATGGCAAATGGAAAACCGCTTGGGAATATGATTATCAAGTTGGATTTGAATAGTTCTGCCTTTTCTAAAGGGTTGCAAGGCGCTAAAAACGCGGTCAATCATCAGATGAAAGCAATGAAATCGCAAATGCAAGTCATAAATTCGTCTGGTGATAAACTAGGCGCTTTAAAAGCGAAATATGACGGCTTAGGCAACGTAGTCCAAGCGAACGAAAAACATATCGAAAAGCTAACAAAAGCTTATAAGGATAGCTTTGACGAAAACGGGAAAGCGACTGCTTCCACGGCAAAATATGCAAACGAATTGAACCAAGCGCGAGCACGTTCTGCTAGTTTTACAGCTCAGATGAAAACCACGACGGGTCAAATGGCTCGAATGAAAGTCGAAACTGAAGGCTTTACTGGCAAACTCAAAGCACAATCTGATCAGTGGATTAAATCGGGTAAGAAAATTGAATCTTTCGGTAAAAAAATGTCTAGCATAGGAAGCACATTGACCATGTCTGTTACAGCGCCGATCGCTGCTGGTTTTGGTGCCGCAACTAAAAAAGCCGCTGATTTTCAAACTCAAATTGGTGGAATTGGCCCACTGCTAACAAACGGTGGAAAACTAACCGCAGAATATCGCAATCAGTTAGATCAAATGTCCGATAGCTCGAAAAAATGGGCAAAGCAATACGGTGTTTCTACCACTGAAATCAATAATGGTTTGTCAGAAGTTGTTCGTAAGGGTTATGACGCGAATCAAACGCTTGGTGTAATGCCTTCAATTTTAGATGCTACCAAAGCATCCGGGGATGACTTCAACGATGTAATGAATGTAACTACTGAGGTAATCAGTCAGTTTAATTTAAAAGGCAAAGATTACAATAGTACTGTTAAGAACGCAACACGTGTGACGGATGCGTTGACTTATGTGGCTAATGCAACTTCTGCTGGTTTCTCAGATTTAGGACTAGCAATGGGGTATGTGGGACCAGTAGCGAATAGCTTGGGCATGGATGTAGAAGAAACTGCTTCTGCAATCGGTCTGCTAAGTGATGCTGGTATCGGCGGAGAAAAAGCTGGGACTGCATTACGTGGAGCATTAACTCGTTTATTGAAGCCATCAAAACAAAACATTGCCGGATTTGAAAAACTAGGTATTTCTGTAGATGAGTTTAAAAATGGTACGTTAACTCTTCCAGACATGCTGAATAAGATTAAACAAAACACTGAAGGTTGGACGGATGCACAACGTACATCTGCCATTGCTTTAGCGTTCGGTACTGAATCTCAATCAGCAATGAACGTATTAGTTGGGCAAGGCGGTGACGCGTTAAAAGGGTTAACTAAAGAAACATACAACGCAAATGGCGCCACTAAAGAAATCGCTAAGTCAATGAATGATTTGCCGGCAAATAAAGCGGCCAGATTTAAGGAATCACTGAATGTATTAGCAATTACCGTTGGAGAAAAATTATTACCAGCGTTTACGCCTTTGTTAGAAAAAGCCACTCAGATGATTAATAAATTTTCTGAAATGGACGATGCTACGCAGAAAAATATTATTAAGTGGGGATTAATGGCAGCTGCCGCAGGTCCGGCGTTGAAATTATTTGGAACTGGCGTCACTGTGATTGGTAAAACACAGACTGCAATCGGAAAATTAACCGGCGGGTTAGTTGAATTGACTGCTAAAGCCGCCGAGAAAAAAGCAATGGCAAGTTTTGCTACTTCTGTAACTACTGCTGGCACAGCTTCAGCAAGTGCAGCTGGAGCTAGTGGTGTTGCTGGCTTAGGAACAGCGATCGCTGGCTTGGCTGTCCCTGCAGCAATCGGTGTAGGTGCAATCGGAGCAATCGGGTTAGCGTTGTATGCTGGAAAAAAAGCGTATGATGAACATCAACTTTCTGGCGCTAGATGGGGAACGAAAGTAACTGAGTCGCAAGATAAGGTAATCGATAAGTCTAGTGAATTACGTGAAAAAGGCATTCAGTATATGAACGAATACCGAGATGGTGTTAATACCAACGCCGAAAAAATCAAAAAGGCAAATAAAGGTATTCAAGACGCGATTGAAGGAACTCTGGAAAAAGAAGAAAAACGCCGTGAAAAGATTACTAAATTAAGTTTTTTGGATGAAGAAACAAAAGCTTGGTATGAGCAAGTTATTGCTGCACAGAAAAAAGTTGATGAGAAAACAGCCGAAACGGTTAAAACACAAATTGATAAGATTAACGGAATATACAAAAATGCTTCTGATAATAATCGACAATTATCTGATCAAGAAATGCAATATATTAGATCGTCATACGCTAAGTTATCTGATGATCAATTAAAAGCAGCTGGTTTTACTAAGTCGCAGCGCTTGGCAATCGAAACAGCTTATCAGGATGATTTGTCGAAGTTGAGTGAAAAAGAAGTAAGTACACGAATTAAAACGTTAGAAAAAGCCTTGGATAAAGAAAAGGCCTCTTATGATAAGCAACGCAAAGAAATTGAAAGCAACGAGACTCTTAGCTCATCTGTCAGAAAAAGATTGTTAGACAATTTAAAAGAGAATTATAAGAAGAACACTGGCGAGATGATTACGGCTCTTGGTAATCTTACTGAAAAATCAGGATCTTCATTAGATTCGGTTTGGTTCAAATGGGAGAAGTACGGATACAACGTTGAAGAAGTGACTGCATTAGTGTCTAGCAGTGTCAAAGATGCCACTAAAGACCTAAGCTTATTCGCAAAAGGAACTTCCGATGCCGATATGCAATGGAACGCTTTAAGTCTTGATCCTAAGACTGGTGAAGTTAAAACAAACATGACTGATGTTTTAACTGAAATCGCTCAGACTGATGATGGCTGGAATCAGCTCAAATTTATGGTCAAGGAAGCTAAACTAACTTCTAATGCCAAAGAAGAAGTTGCAATTGCTATGGGGGAAGCCGGTAAATGGGATCAGTTGTGGTTGACCGAAAAAATGTTATTGGTCAATGGCGATGAAGCAAAGCTAGAGCTTTATGAAACTATCAATGCTATGGGTGCGTGGAACCAGTATGTGCTGGACAGAAAAGCACTAGGAATTGATAATGCCGATGCTGTTTATAAATTATTTACAACACAAGAACAAATAAAACAGTGGAATACGTTGCCTGTAGATCAGAAAAAACTGTTAGCGGACAACACAGATTTAACTACTAAAATATTTGCTTCCACGGAATCATACACAGCTTGGACTCAAATGCCCGATAACATTAAACATATGCTCGCTGATAACGTTGATTTGAAAACAAAGCTTAATGATGGAACAATCAGTATCGAACAATACAATCAAGTGTTGCCGTTATTGAAAAAAATGTATGGCGATAACTTTGACGTCAATGCCAAAACAGAACAAGCAAAAAATAAAATTGATGATTATAACAAAAATCATCATCCAGAACAAAAAGTTTTAACTGGCAATAATGCGGATGTTTTAAATAAAGAAAAGACTGCAAGAGATAAACTGAATCAATATAATGGCGTTCAAGTTCCTGAAAAGACGATGACTGCTAAAGATGACGTTACACCAAACGTTAAAAAAGTTGTTAAGTCTTATCAAGAAGTTTCGGTATTACAGGATAAAACTATTAGTTTCAAGCTTACTGCATTCTTTGATGATACTTGGGACAAAGTTAAGAAAGCGTTCAATCAAAAAGGAAATAGTATTACTGGTAATTACGCCAACGGTACAAACTATCACCCGGGCGGATTAGCGCTTGTTAATGATCAGTTAGGAGCGAGGTACAAAGAGCTTGTCAAACTTCCAAACGGTCACGCGTTTATTCCACAAGAACGAAATACATTACTTGATTTACCACGTGGTTCAGCTGTTTTAAAGGCTTCTCAAACAGCAAAACTATTTCCTCGTTACGCTGAAGGAATTGGAGCGGTAGAAGTAGGAAATCCACAAATCGCTGAATTGATTCGAGTAATCAATGAGCTGATTTTAACGTTCAAAACTATGCAACCACAAACCACTGATTCCGATACAGTGGGAACGATGACTGAGAAATCGGTTGTACCTGGTGTGCAAGGATCCGCAAGTGTATCTGCAATGACGCCAGACCAATTGATTGCACAAGGCGAACAGTACATCACAATTGGCTCAATGTGGATGACTAATCTCATGAACGGCTGGAATTCAATTGTCCCGCAGTACATGGCAAGCGAAACACTATTTATTTCGGACTATCTAACGCAATTGAGTAACCAAAACAATCCGAATTATTTGCAGGGTGTCACTTGGAATAGAAACTTGATGAATGGTTGGAACAGTTTAACAGGAACATTTATCAATCTAATTAAAACATTCTGTAACCAAGCGATGACAACTCTTCGGAGTTACAATGCGCCTATGTACAACAATGGTCGTGCATGGCAACAGAACAATTTAAATGGTTGGAATTCGTTATATGGTTCATTTATTGCCAGAGTGAATCAATTGGGTAATGATTCTATCAATAACTTGCGTTCTAAAAATGGTGGTTTCTATAACGCTGGGCGCTTCTTGATGCAATCGCTAATTAACGGCCTAAATTCAATGGGCGGCTCTCTCTCAGCAACCATGAACGGTGTCGCAAACAAGATGGTCGGCGGGATCGGAAAAGGTGTTAATGGTGTTATTGGCGGCGTTAATTACGTTCTTAAAGAGGTTGAATCTGACAAGAAACTTGGCAACTGGACTGTTCCACAATACGCAAAAGGGACAGACGGCCACCCAGGTGGTTTAGCACTAATCAATGACCAAAAGGGCCCTGTACACGAAGAATACGTACAAATGCCAGACGGTCGTGGGTTTATCGCTAAAGGGAAAGATTTGTTAGTGAATTTGCCTAAAGGCGCACAGGTATTGAATGCTTCATTAACTAAAAAATTGAAGAATAGACTTGATATTCCGCACTATGCAAATGGTACAGATGATTTCGATATTTTTGATTTAATCGATGATGAGGGTGCGTTTAGGAAAGTTGTAGACCAAAGAATTAACTACAATAGTATCGCGGAACCTTGGAAGAGAATGACAAAAGATGGCGTTAAGTTAATGACAAGCGCGGCCTATCCTTTTGCACAAAAGCAAGTTGAAGATTCGTTTGGTGGTGGCAGTTTTGATGGAGCTATGAATGCCAATAATGTATACCAATACTTAGTGGATATTGCACAAAAAGTTATGTCAAAATTTGGAGGACTAACTATCACTTCTGGTTATAGACCGGGAGATCCTTATTGGCATGGTAAGCATCAAGCACTAGATATCTCGGGTTATCCTTACGGAAGTCCTAGATACACGGAAGCAGCAAATTGGGCCTTCGAGAAATTCCCTAAACAGATTGCTTATGTTATTACGAATGGTAGAGTACGTGACCGTGTGGGAATGTCAGGCCAAGCTGCAACAGGACAATGGGTCCCTTGGCCAGATGGCGATCATTATGATCATATTCATTTGAACGGTTCTTTGGGATCGGGAAACATATTTAAAGCTGGAACAGATGTGGCAGGAGGACTTCCTACACCAAGTGGGGCTTCTGTTGAACGCTGGCGTCCTTCTATTAAGAAAGCACTTAAAATGAATGGACTACCTACTTCTCAAGCATATGTGAATGCCTGGATGTCTCAAATTCAGACCGAATCAGGAGGAAATCCTTCAGCAATTGGAGGTAATGATGGTCTTGCTGACGGAAACGCAACTGGATTATTACAAACTAAACCAGGGACTTTTGCTGCAAATGCTTTTCCAGGACACGGTAATATTATGAATGGTTTTGACAATATGTTAGCGGCCATCCGATACGCTAAAAATCGATACGGCGCTAATATGTTGGGCGTGATCGGCCGAGGACATGGTTACGAAAATGGGGGCTTGATCAACAAAGACGGACTTTACCGAGCGGGTGAAGGAAACAAACCTGAAATGGTTATTCCACTAACCCGTAAATCGAGAGCAATCGAATTGATGGGACAAGCGCTAGCATTTATGTCAGGAGACAATAAACAAACTAACACACAATCGAGTTCAACTGATAATACTGATGAGTTAGTAACATTAATTAAACAACAACAACGGCAGCACAGTGAACTGATGCGGATATTAAAAGCTATCTTATCAAAAGATAACGGTATCACTACTGATGCGGTTGGAAAAGCTGCTAATGATTTCTTAGGCGGAGATTTGAGCAAATTAGGGTATACAACAGGAGGTGCTTTCTAATTGTTTTACAAATTGCTTTTTAACCAAAATGGTAGATTGTTTGATCCGCAAGAAAATGGAAAGATAATCTGCAAAGAAATAAAAAGACAAGCGCCTATCTACGAAGTGAAATATGAAGATTTCGAGGGGACGAACGGAAGTAGAGAAGTCAATGCTTCTTTTCGTCCTTTTGAATTGGTTCTTACATTCGATATTTTTTATAAAAATGAATACGATAAAGAATTAATCATCACAGAATTACATCAAATTGTTTTTCCTGGTTTTCAATTTTATATAACGCATGAATTAAGTCCGGGAAAACGGTTTAAGGTAAATCCGTCAAATTTCGAACTAACGGAAGAAGAAAATGATTATTCAACTATCGAAGTTACATTCGATGTCCCTTCTGGCTGTTCAGAATCACTTTCAACCACACTCTCTGAATTTTCGTTGGACGATGAGTGGCAGTTTTCTCAAAACTTAGAATCTGCAGATTATGAATACGAGTTTGGAGTTAGTCGTTTTCAAGTGTTCAATGCAGGAGATTTCACGATTGATCCACGTGGGCATGACTTGAAAATCACGTTAAAAGGTGAGTCACTAGGCAATGCGGCAATATTCAATCGAACGACTGGCGAGCGGTTTATTTATTATCCTAGTTTTTCGAATAACTTAGGTCAAACAGTTAGTATCGATCGCGTGTATCCTAAGCTAAATGGTGTCCATTGCGGAATCGATACAAATTTAAGTTTGATTACATTAGTTCCCGGCATTAATGAGATAGAAATACAAAATGTGGCAAACGTGAAATCGTCATGGGATTTCCGTTTCTTGTACAAGTAGGTGATACGGTGACAGATATCATCATTCAAAATTATGAAAAGACAAAGAAAGAAATCCTTGTTGATTATGACAAGGATTCTTTTGTTGAAAATTGGCAACAGAATGAAACTTGGGAAGTCAGTTTCAATGTTTCAAGAACTGAAATAAATGGCTATACGTTTGACTTAATTGATTATGAAAACTCAGTTATATTTAATGGTCAAGAATTCATAATTAAGTCAATGGAACTTAGTGGATTAGGATCAATGATAACTAAAAATGTTACAGCAACGCACATCTTCTATACAGTTCAAGATGGGTTTCAATACAATACGATATCAGGAACTCGAGCTATTAATGAATTACTAACACATGTCTTTAACGGTGCTACCGGGGATATGGGTTTTCAATGGGAAGTAGTAAATCCTCTAGGGAAAATCGGGAGAGTAGAACAGGAAAATTTCGGAAATGCGAATTACCTCAAACTAATTGAGGAAATAATGAGCGATTATGATGTGGTAATGGTACCCGATAATAAACGCATGACATTCTATTCTCGTTCAGATTTTGGAAACCAAATTCAAGAACAAATACGCTATAAATACAATACTGATTCAGTGAAGTTTGATATTGATACGTATGCGCTAAAAACTCAAATTAGAGGTTTTGGTAAGAAAAAGGAAGATGACACGTATTACTTCTCTCCAATCACTTACACTTCCCCTGAATCGGAGAAATGGGGAGTTCGAATACAAGATCCTGTAGAAGATGAACGATACACAATTTCTGGAAATATGATGGAGCGATTAAAAAAGGATTTGCAAGATTATCCTTCAATCAGCGGATCAGTAACCTTAAAATGGCGAATTACTCCACAAAAAGGAGACTATGTTCCTTTTATTTACGAACCATTAAATATCAAAACTTATATTCAAATAGTGGGAATTAAGACGTATCCTGCATTGCCTAATAAACCGCCTGAAATCACGTTATCAAATACAAAAAAAACAATGACATCAATACTAGCGAACTTAGCTAGGAAAGGAGTGATTTAGTGGAACTACTAAAACTCATTAAAAATCGGATTTCAACAGAATGGAAAAAAACGTTCAACGATAATGTGGATATTTTGAACGGTATTACACGTGACCAAAATCAAAAAATTGACGTCGTTGACAAGAGAATTGACAATTTAGTCCTGCATTCGGGCGGCGATTCCCCAAACGAAGTAGTGGACGCACGGGTAAATAACCGAGCACAACAATTCGATACCCTTCAGGGAAGATTGCTAGCTTCTGAGTGTACACATGATTCAGATATGGCGGAGGCACGATCGGAGTTAGAAGATCAGAATGTGAGTATTGGTGAAATTAATAAAAAGCTTGATAAAATACTCGGCGAATATGGAGGTACACTTACTATCTATGTTTCAACTGAGCGAGGGAATAATAGCACAGCTGATGGGACTCAGGCATTGCCGTTCAAAACGATTCAAGCAGCAGTAAACACGATACCACTTTTAACACCAAGTCAGGTGACTATTCTCATTGAGAATGGGACCTATTTAGAAGATGTTCGTTTTCGAAACATTTATTCAGGAGGTATCTATATTCGATCAGTCCAAGACACAACAAATTTAGACCCTTCATCTACGGACTGTCCTGTTCGTGTTCGTTCAATTTCATTTGTATACTGCACTGGTTATCTTCAAGTACGAGGAATTCAATTTGTAGACCAGGGGAATGCACCATCTACTGGCAGTACACGATATTCGCTCTATCAAGAGCAGGGTGGATATATGAGTCTTGCTAAGTGTAAGTTTGCTGAAAATACCAAGTCGATATCCAATCATAAAACCATTTATGTCGGAGGAAGTTCAAAGGCAACAATCGGTTCTGATACCACCTTTATTAATCAACTAATGTGTGTTTATGTACTAGGAATGGCAGAAGCAAATATTTCTGGAATTAAGGGGTCTTCAAATACAGAATTCTTAGTTGTATGGAACGGTACCGGAAGAATACCAAGTGATTTAAATATCGCTACAACAAATACTAGAACGATCGAAAGAGGATTGATTTTAACAAAGGGGTCGGTGATGTAATTGTTCAAAACAAGTGAAGAAATAATTGTGATTCAAGCAGAAGCAACC